ATTATTGGCTTGCTGAAAGCGAGTTTAGAGAAGCACTAACTGAAGGTGATGAACTTTATCCTCTGAGCGAGGACTTTATTCTTAGTATTTCAAACAACAACAAACCTTTTGAAATAGATTTGGGGGAAGGGTGATGGCGAAGTTAACTAGACCAGAAGATAGGGTTACTAAGGCACACATTCGTATCATGACCAGTCCTGAGTTCTGTATGTTCTCAGGTGTGTTGTCAATAGGGGATATAACTTTTACCAAAGATATACCCACTGCGTGTACTAACGGACGTGATGTTATGTATAACCCTGACTTCATAGACACAATGAATGATAAGGAACTTACGTTCTTAATACTTCATGAAGCTATACACAAAGCATTTCAACACATGCATTTGTGGCAGAGGTTATTCAAAGAGGATGCTAGGTTAGCCAACATATCTGCTGATTACGTAGTTAACAGCAGTATTCTGGAGGCTGATCCCATGAATAAAAGATGCGAAATGCCTAAAGATGCTTTGTACGATCCAAAGTATAACGGCATGACGACCAAGCAAATCTTTGAACTACTTAAAAAGAACCCTCCTCCTATGAGAAGTGAAGGGAGTAGTGGTAAATCCCCCCAGTCTGGTGAATCAGAAAGTTCACAAGAAACTTTGGACTCACATGACTGGGAAGGCGCTAAGAAAATGTCAGCGGAAGAAAAGAAAAGGACACAGAAACAGATAGACCAAGCACTACGACAGGGAGAAGTAATCAGAGGGAAGATGTCAGGGAATGTCAACAGAGGAGTGAAGGAGTTGCTTGAGCCACAAGTTAACTGGCGTGAACAATTACGAGAGTTCGTAACTGCTGTGTCTAAAAGTAAAGATGAAACTTCTTTCAGACGACCACACAGGAGGTTCGTAAGTCAGGACATTTATATGCCTTCAATGATAGGCAACTGCATAAATAAAATAGTTATTGCAGGGGATTTGTCTGGCTCTATTAGTTCAGAGACAGAGCGTAAGTTTCTGACTGAGGCAATACAGGTCTGTAAAGATGTCAACCCTAACACCCTCGATCTTATTTGGTGGGACTATGATGTGGGAGGACATGAGGTGTACGTGGAGGGAGAGTACGACACTATCCTAGAACGTACCAAACCAAAAGGTGGTGGAGGAACTCGTGTTGGGTGTGTAAATGAGTTCATTAAGGATAAAAGGTTAGAACCTGATGTTGTAATTATTCTTACTGATGGATATGTGGAAGATGATTGGGGAGGTACATGGGGTTACCCAACACTATGGGCGATTACTGAAAAACGTATGACTTCCCCACATGGCAAATCAATTTATATAGATGAATAACAAACGAACAAATGGCTATTGTAGCCAAAAGTTCAAGGAGGTGAATATGTTTTTTGTAACAATTTTATGGGGTGAAAACCCTAGTAAAGATGATGAACCTGAGCTGTATTACTTTAATACTGAGCACGAACGAGAAGCGTTCATGACTGGAGTTAACACAGCGATGGGGTGGCAAGACTATGACGTACAGTTTCATAGTACCGCAAAAAAGTTTAAGAACGAAGAGTTTGATAATTATAAAGGAGAAGATGATGAGTGAGATAGAAGAAGCAAGTAAACATTTACTGAGAGTTGTAGAAATACTTAGAGGTTTTGATAAACGATTAAAAAATCTGGAGGGTAACAAGGTGAATATAGAAGGATTAGATTTAAACCAACTAACTGAGGAAGTAGCGAGCAACATCAAAGATAACGTAGTGAGTGAAGTTGCAAGTTGTATAGACCTTAGTGCAGTTGCTGAGGAAATTGATAAGAATGAAATCGTAACTGATGTGGCGGAGTACTTCGGTGCAGAAGGTATAGCTGAACATGTAGATGCAGACCAAGTAGCTGAGCATGTGGAGTTGGATTACGAAAAAGTAGTACAAGGTTTAATTAAAGCTTTCATGAAGGGAGAAGAAAATGTCTAAATTTAAAATACTAATTGGAGATAAGGACGCACTTCCTTCTGATACAGACGGTGATAGGGATGATGGTATAGGGGGAGCAGGCAACGAAGCAACCTCTGGATACCAGTTTTGGGCTTATTGGTTTCGCCACTTTTCACCATTATCATGCGATGGACATTTTGAAACCAGAGCCGAAGCTACAAGGTTTTACAACGCACTAATACAGAAAGTAGAGGACGACATTAAGAAGGCTCAACAAAGACTAAATGCCCTAGTAGAGAATGGACATATCGTGGAGGTAGAGTGATGGACTATGTAGACACAAAAGTATTTTGGAAAACTATAGCACTAATTAAATCAGTAGGAGGTATAACTGAAGAGAGAGGTACTTTAGATTCAGGTCTTAAAAAGAGTGGGATACAACAGGCATTTTACAAAGATGCTGATGGAATAATAGTAGGGGAGGTTCTTCGTGAACCCCCTAACCCTACTAATCATTACATCAACTATACCTACATAACAAGTAAACCTGATTTATGGGAGAAGGTTAAGGAGGTGTCATGAATGGAACAGATGAGTTTGACTTTGATGAAGACCAACACTTTAAAGACAAATACCCTGAGTACATAGAGGAGGATAGTGATAGACATTCTGAAGAACAGTATGAAATGGTATTTGAAGATAAAGTACTAGAAGCTAGAGAGTTACTCTATAACAACCCAGAATCTTTTGCGGAGATAATGGAGGAACTCAGACAAGAAGATAGAGAATATGATTTTGATTTCGCTAAGGCTCTCATGGATAACTTGAAAGACTTACCCTATGCCAAAGAGGAAACAAATGTCATAAGGTCTCACACCATAGTATTAAACATACGAAAAGCGTATGACGAATTGATAGACGCATACGCTGAAACATTAACCAGAAAAGAGTTAGGAGGATAATATGAGTTTAAATATACCAGAGTCCTATCTAAACCATTCTAGTTCAGTAGCACTGATGATGGACTGGAACACGTTTAGTGATGGGCAGAAGAAAAACATTCTTAAACCTATAACCACAGGTGTAGGTAGGGATAGCTATTGCACGACAGCGATGGTGTCAAGAGCGTTAAGCCGTAGCTTTAAAATACCAGTGTGTAGCGTTTCGGACTCCCAACTAACTATACCTGATAAGCTACCTGATGGTCACCCTGCGTACCAACTTCTAGCTGACCACTATAAATTATGTAAAGTTATTGCCCCAGAATATAGTATCGATCTTGAGATGAGGCTAGACACGTTGGGAGATAAGGGGGGCTCATACAGGCTGTACTTTTATCTGGATAGTTTCGACAAGAAGCACTTTATTCAATTTAAAAGAAATTTAGTGTTTCCTACTCAGGTAAGTGATGAATGTAAGAGCACTATAGATAAGTTAACAAATAATCAAGTCAAGACATTACGATTAGATTTTATGAATGGATCCTACTACAAACTAATAGCAACGGAGGTAACATAATGGAACCAGTAAGCATAGCATCAAGCGCAGTTCAAATAGACTTAAACATATCTACATGGACGGCACGTAAATTAGACAGGAAAGTTTCAGAAGAGATTGATGGAGCTAAGAAAGCTAATACAAGAGCAGGTAACTACAACAAACATTTACTTGCAGGAACTAAACAACTAAAAGACATTCAGTCATTGACTGGGGAGATAAGGAACTGGCATATAAAGCAGACACTTCCTTGGTCTGACAATGGGACTAGGTTGTTGCCAATGAGTAACTTCTTTAAATATAAAGAACAACTCAATGAATACCAACACCAATTTGATACTATGGTAGACCAACTTGTATCAGATTATCCTCAGTTGATAAGTCTATCAGCTTATAACTTAGGGGAATTATTTGATGTAAATGATTACCCCCCTGCTGAGCATATAAGGAGTAAGTTTAACTTGAGTTATACTATTATTCCTGTACCTGAAGCAGGGGATTTTAGAGTAGACATTAGCAACGACATACGTGAGGAACTCAAAGAACAGTATGAAGATGCTTACCAACAAAAGGTGGAGACAGCTATGAGTAGTGCTTGGTCTAGACTGCACACCACACTAGAAAATATGGTGAAAAAATTAGCTGATCCCAGATGGAATGAAGAGGATGTAAAGAACCCACAGGTTTATGATTCGTTCGTAGGTCATGGTATGGAGTTAACTTCTCTTCTGACAAGTCTGAATATTACAAACGATAGCGACTTGGAACAAGCCAGAGTAGCGCTTGAACAAGCGTTAGCAGGAGTTCAACCTGACATGATAAAGAATCAACCTTATGTCAGAGAGAAACTACTTAAAGATGTTCAATCAATTAAGGACTTATTATGAAGGTAATAAAGTTAACTGATGAAGATGATGCTGACTATCTTAGGAAAAAAGAAAGGGTAGCCATAGGAACGTTAAAACTAGCAGGAGACGGTTCTTATGTTAAAGGTGTAGGTATGCGTGATGGGGACTTCTATTTACTAGAGGAGACATCCGAAGACTCTGAGTATATGGCTTTTATAGGTAACGTTGATCCTACACAGCGCCAATGGTTAGTTGATACTATACTGACGAACGGTGTAAAAAACACATTAGACATAGACTTACCTCCTGTTCCAGAAGGTAGCACTCTTGTTTTCTTCAAAAAAATACGCCGTAAAAAGTACTTGTTTAGAACATTATGGGACTTTAAAATACAGGAAAAGGTAGCTGTTTGATCGAACAAATGGTTATGTTAACCAAAAGTTCGAGGTTCATATAATGACTAGCAATGACTAAGAAAGTTACAGAGAAGTGGGTAAAGCGCCAAGTAGTTCAACGTCTAAAAGAACTTGGCGCTTACTACTTCTATCCTGTAGCGAGTGGGTACATGTCCTCTGGTGTACCTGATATTGTAGCCTGCTACAAAAGTAAATTCATAGCTATCGAATGCAAAGCCAACGGAAACAAACCAACCCCCCTCCAAACTAAAAACCTCAACGAGATAAACTTATGCCTAGGTATTGCTTTGGTTATTGACGAGAATAATCTAGAAGATGTTACTTCCAGGCTGCTAGAACTTTAACCCTTCTCCCATGACACACCACCCGTGATAGATAAATCAGAAACTCCATGCGCTATAAATAAAAAAACCTCTGGTCAATCTATGACCGTACATGATACACTACCTTCCCTTAAAAACATTTCTATACTTATTAATATGACCAACCAACATGCCTACATACTAACCCCCACCAGCGGAGTAATTAGACGCTCTCGTGTAACACATAATGAGATAACTAATTATGAAAAAACTAACATACCAATAAAGGACGTTATCAAGAGCTACAAACAACAAGCACTATCCGTCCCTGCGTTTAACGAGTTAAAAAAAATAGAGAAAAAAATAAATGCATAATTTTATAGTTCTTGATTTTGAAACTTATTATTCAAAAGAGTATGGTCTAAACAAACTTACAACAGAGGAGTATATAAGAGACGATAGGTTTGAGGTTATAGGCGTGGCTGTTAAAAAAGATAACCTAAACCCTATATGGAAAAGTGGTACGCACGAAGAAATAAAAAACTTTTTATTATCCTACGACCTAGAAAATAGTTTTGTTGTAGGGCACAACTTAAGATTTGATGGCGCTATTTTAAATTGGATATTTAATATTAAACCGAAAGGACTTATTGATACGTATAGTATGGGTGCAATACTACACGGTCTAACAGAATCACTCTCACTAAATAACCTGTCTAACTTATACAACATAGGGACTAAAGGGAATGAAGTGTTAGATGCTATAAACAAAAAACGTAGTAATTTCACAATAAAAGAATTAGACGCCTATGGTAGATATTGTTGTAACGATGTAATCCTAACACACCAACTTCTTCTAAAAATGATCCCATCCTTTACAAAGGTAGAGCTCAAACTAATCGACTTAACTATTCGTATGTTTACAGAACCTACAATCAGAATAAATAAACCCCTACTACTAAAACATCTACATGATGTTAGAGAAAATAAACAAAAACTTTTGGACAAAGCTAACGTAGATAAAAAAATATTAATGAGCAATCCTCAGTTTGCTGACCTACTGAGAACCCTACAAATTGACCCGCCCATGAAAATAAGCCCCACCACAGGTAAACCTACCTTTGCATTTGCTAAAACCGACCAAGGATTTAAAGACCTCCTTGAGCATTCAGATGAGAAGATTCAAATCTTAGCTGCCGCAAGAATTGGAAACAAATCTACATTAGAGGAGACACGGACGGAGAACTTTATCAGTATATCTAACAGAGGTTTACTGCCCGTCCCCCTAAAATACTCTGGTGCTGTGGTATCTCACAGGTGGAGTGGTAGCGATGGTATAAACATGCAGAATTTACCCAGAAGCTCAGAATTAAGACGTGCGTTATGTCCTCCGATAGGACATAAGTTAGTAGTTTCAGATTTGAGTAACATAGAATTACGTTTGGCTTATTGGTTTTCTAACTCCCACCAAAAAATTGATCAAATAAAACAAGGTGTAGACCTGTATACTCAATCCGCAACAGACATAACAGGAACACCTTATGATGAGGTAGATAAAGATCTACGTTACATATTTAAAGTAGTTAATCTATCTGGGATATATGGTGTGGGCGCTAATAAGATGCATAATATTTTGACACAAGGTGGGGTCAAGAAAGATTTAAACGAAGTTAAAAATATAGTTTATGCATATAGGAGAAACAACCCAGAACTTGTTGAGGCTTGGTCAAAAGCTGAAGAGATGCTAACTGCTGTTATGAATGCCCAAGCTTATAAAATGGGGGCGTCTGGTATTATTAGTAGTGTCCCTAAAAAAGGAATGTTGAAACCTAATGGAATGTTATTGGGGCTTCCTAACCTAAGAATACTAAAAGATAAAGATGGGAGGGAATCGTGGGCGTATGATAAGAAGTTAGGTCGTAAAATAATCCCAGAGTATATACACCCAGCCAAGACTTTTCAGAGGTGTATTCAATCTCTCGCTAGAGATGTCATAGGAGAACACTTACTTTCGGTGGCCTCTAGATTTAAGGTGGTAATGACTGTACATGACGAATTAGTTATTGTATGTCCTGAAAACGACGTGGATAATTGCGTGGAATATGTGAGAAAGTGTATGCAAACTCCGCCGGTTTGGTGTTTAGACCTTCCCCTAGAATGTGAAATAGGAGTAGGGGATAACTATATGGATGCTAAATAATGAAAAAATTTACTTGGTCTTATTCTAGTGCTACTACATTTGAGAAATGCCCTAAACAGTATTATCACTTATATGTAAAAAAAGATATTAAACAAGACCCCAACCAAAAACATTTTTTATATGGTAACGAAGTTCACAAAGCCGCAGAGTTGTATGTTAGAGATAGTGTACCCCTTCCTGATAAGTTTTCTCAGTTTCAAGCGCCAATAGATAAATTAATTTCTATCCCAGGTGAAAAATTTTGTGAGCATAAGATTGGGCTAACGCAAACACTTGAACCCACTGAGTTTTTTTCTGATGTCGTGTGGTGGAGAGGAGTAATTGATTTATTAATACTTGACAAAGACCAGAAGGTGGCTACAATCGTAGACTATAAAACAGGAAAAAATAGTCGGTACGCAGATATGCGCCAGTTATCTTTAATGAGTGTAGCAATATTTAAACACTTTCCTGAGATAGAAAAGATTAAGTCAGCATTATTATTTTTAGTTAGCAAAGAAGTTTTACGATCTGACTATAAAATTGAGAAGGTTGACGATATGTTTAAGGAGTGGGGTACGTTAGTAAAAAGAATAGATCATGCTTATGAAAGCGATATATTCAATGCGTCGCCCAATTTTGCATGTCGTAGTTTTTGCCCAGTTCAACAATGTGCTCACTGGGGTAAATGATGGCTAAAAAGAGGGTAAGAAACTACCAAAAAGAAAATGAGTACAAGAAAAGACCAGAGCAGATAGCCGCTAGGGTAAAGAGAAACGCGGCTCGTAGACTGCTCATACGAGAAGGAGTAGTTAAAAAAGGTGATGGCACACATGTAAACCACATAGTCGCACTAAGTAAAGGTGGTTCTAATGATAGGAAAAATTTGAGTGTAAGAGACGGAAAAAAGAATAGTTCCTATGCTAGAAATAGTGATGGCTCAATGAAAGGAAAAAATCGAAAAGCATAATATACTGATGACATGACTTTCTATATCGAAGCTAGGAACTCTGAAAGTATACGACGTATACAAGTAGTAGCTATAACAGCTGATGAAGCAGAGGAGAAAGTTAAGGACCTTTTGGGGGAAGGTTATTTTATAGAATCAGTCTCTACATTTGAACGACCAGAACGGTCATAGGGGGGTAGTTAGGGGAAGGTTATGCTAGATAGTTTATGCATTGTATTTTACACAGCGTACTTTAAATGGGCTAACGGTTCGTATCATGTCTTCC